ATCAAGGATCGCCTTGCAGCGGCGACAGCCGCCATAGGGTATGAAAAGCCCAAGCTCGCTGCGATCGAGCACTCTGGTGAGATGACGTTGAACCACGAACAGGCTCTCGACGAACTCGAGCGCAAGGCGAACGGCGTTGAGCTCCATCAGTGAGCGCGAGTTAGCTCTTCGCGCACGCTTCAAAGCTGAGTTCCCGCCGTATGCGGCCGCCTGCCTGTCGATCAGGCCGAAAGATCCGCGTGCCGGGAACCAGCCGCTCAATCTGAACACGGCACAGCGCTATGTGCACGCCCGTCTAGAGGAGCAGCTAAGGTTTGCCGGAAAGATCCGCGCCCTCGTTCTCAAGGGCCGGCAGCAAGGTATGTCCACCTATATTGGCGGGCGGTTCTACTGGCGGGTCACCCACGGCCGCGGCATTCGATGCTTCATCCTGACCCACGAGCAGGAGGCGACGAACAACCTGTTCTCGATGGTCGAGCGCTACCACGATCACTGCCCCACCCTGGTCAAACCGGAAACCGGCGCCTCGAACGCCAAGGAACTGTACTTCGATAAGCTCGAGAGCGGATACGCCGTCGGCACGGCTGGCACCAAGGCGGTAGGCCGGTCGCAGACGATCCAGTTGTTTCATGGCTCTGAAGTGGCCTTCTGGCCCAACGCGCCGACCCATTTCGCGGGTGTCGTGCAGGCGGTGCCGGACATGCCCGGGACTGAGATCATCTTGGAAAGCACGGCCAACGGCGTCGGCGGGGAATTTCACGAACGCTGGCAGCAGGCAGAGGCCGGAATTGGCGACTATATCGCGATCTTCGTCCCGTGGTTCTGGCAGGAGGAATATCGACGGGCAGTGCCGGCGGGCTTTGACCTGGACGACGAAGAGCAAGAGTACATGACGGCCCACAGCCTCGATCTCGAGCAGATGGCGTGGCGCCGCAACAAGATTGCGGAACTCAAAGACCCGCTGCTGTTCAAGCAGGAGTACCCCGCCACCGCGGCCGAAGCGTTCCAGATGAGCGGCCACGATGGTTTCATAAAGCCGGAAATCGTGGTGAGGGCCCGCAAGGCAAAGATTGAAGGCATAGGCCCCCTGATTATCGGCGCCGATCCGTCACGTTTCGGAAACGACCGCTTCTCGCTGGCCTGGCGCAAGGGCCGCAAGGTCTCAAAAATCGACAGCCGGAACAAGCTCGACAACGTGGCGGGCGCGAACTGGATCAAGCAGGTGATCGACGCTGATAAACCGGCAAAGGTGTTTATCGACGTTGGCGGCGTTGGCGCAGGTGTCTACGACATTCTGAACAGTTGGGGCGCCCCCTACTCGAAGATTGTGGTTCCGATCGATTTCTCGGGCTCCCCACAAGAGCCGGACATCATGCTCCCAGACGGTGAAATCCGTCCAGGCCCGTTCAACCGTCGCGCTGAGATGTGGATGCGCTCCCGTGATTGGCTCAAAGAGCCAGGCGGCGCCGACATTCCAGACAGCGACAGCCTGCAGGCAGATGCGTGCGCTCCAGGCTACAAGTACAACGCCAACAGCTACCTGCTGATCGAGAGCAAGGAACATATGCGCGACGTTCGCAAGATCCGCTCTCCCGACGAATGGGACGCCGTTGCGCTGACGTTCGCTGAGCCCGTGGCTGAAGTCGCCGCCAAACCGATATCGTATCCGAAAAGGCGCTACGCTTGAGCGACGATAACGACGCCGACGACAAAAAGCGCCCTGGCAAGATCCCGGATGAAGAGCTGGCAACGCTCCTGTCCGAGCTCAACAGCCAATCCGTCGGTTATCTCACGGACCAAGTCTCAGTCGACCAGGACGACAATCTCGACCGCTATCTCGGCAAGCCTTACGGCGACGAGGAAGAGGGATCGAGCAATGCCATTTCTATGGATGTGGCCGAAGTCGTGGATTGGGCGCTGCCCGACTTGCTCGAGCCGTTTCTTGCGGGAGAGCGGGTTGTCGATTTCACGCCGTCCACCCAAAAGGACGAGGCCTATTGCGAGCAGGTCGGGGATCTCGCCAACCATTGCTTCTACTCGGAAAATCCAGGCGTCGTCATCCTGCACGACACGATCAAGACCGCGCTGATCCAGAAGATCGGCATCACCAAGACCTGGTGGCACACCGAAGAAGTTGAAGAGCGCGAAACCCTTTCCGGCCTGGCCAAGCCCGTGCTTGATGATCTCTCCAACGAGGACGGCGTAACAATCGAAGAGCAGGCTTCCGAGCCCGTCAACGAGACGGCCATCCCGCCCGACACGCTTGCCGCATTCTCGGATGGGCAGGTCTACACGGTCACGATCCGCCGCACCAAGAAGGTCGGCTATCCCTGCATCGAGAGTCTGCCGCCTGAAGAATTCAAGGTCTCACAGCGCTCGAAGAGCCTGGATAAGGTTGAATACCTCTGCCACGAAACCGAGGTCAGCCGGTCGCAGTTGCTCGACATGGGCTTCGATGAAGCCGTTGTGATGTCGCTTGCTCCCAACAAGGGCAACGATACCGAAAGTCGCAAGGATCATCGCTTCGACGACGAGCAGCGCCAGGACGCCGGCCATAGAGCCAAGCTCTCAGACCGGCTGACGTTGTGCGAAGAATACCCGCTGATGGATCTGGACGGCTCTGGCCGCGCCAAGCGCTGGCAGGTGTTCCGCGTCCATAAGACGATCCTGCAGCGCGAGGATACCGACGATCACCCGTTTGACGCATGGTCCGCAGATCGTATTCCGCATCGCTTGATCGGCCTTGCGCTCGCCGACAAGGTCAAGCAGACCCAGTACATCAAGACCCATCTGACCCGCGGTCTGTTGGACAATGTGTACCTGCACAACAATCCCCGGATTGAGGTGCCAGAGCAGGCCGTCGGCGAGAGCACGATTGATGATCTTCTGACCTATCGCATCGGCGGACTGATCCGATCGAAGGGCGCGGGCAGCATGATCAAGCCGATCGAGGTGCCGGACGTTTCTGCTTCCGCCCTGCAGGCTATCACGTACATGGACAGCGTGCGCGAGCAGCAGTCCGGCATTACCCGTAACGGCATGTCGATCAGTTCCGAGGCAATTGACCCGAAATCGGCGACCGAAGCCCGCAAGAACGACCGCAACGAGCAGTCCCGCAAGCGCCTGATGGTGCGGATGATTGCGGAAACCCTTCTGGTGCCGGTGTTTCGGAAGATCCTGAAGCTCCTGGTGAAGTACCAGGACGCAGAGAAGACGATCTACCTATCCGGCAAGTGGGTCACCATGGACCCCCGCACCTGGAGCTCTGACCTGAAGGCAACGGTCGCTGTCGGGCTCGGACACGCCAACAGCGAAGAGGATTTGGTAGCGGCTCAGGTTGTCGGTCAAGCTCAGCAGATGGGCGCAGAGGCTGGTTTGGTCGGCCCCGAGCAACTTTACGAGACCGGGAAGAAGCTGATCCGCGCCGTGGGCTGGAAGTTCCCGGAGAAGTATTTCAAGGACCCGACCACACCCGAGTTCCAGCAGGAGCAGCAGGCCCGCGCTCAGCAGCAGGACCCGAAAATGGTCGAGGTCCAGGGCAAGCTTCAGTTGAAGCAGATGGAAATGCAGATGGACGCGCAGTTCGAGACGATCAAGTCTCAGCGCGACCTGCAGATCGAGATGCTGAAGGCCGAAGCGAAGATGGCGATCGAGAAGGAGAAGGTCGGTTTCGACTTCCAGGCCAAGCTCATCCAGATCAACGCCGAGTTCCAGCTCAAGCAGCAGCAGATGTTCATGGAATTCAAGCTCCAGCGCCAGCAGATGGGCTTTGAAGCCGGGATGGCGAGGGACCAGCAGGCGATTGATGCGGACAACGAGAACCGCCGCATTGAAAGCCAGCACGAGGCTGCAATGACCAAGGCCAAGATGAAGCCGGTCAAGTTCGGGGGCAAGGTCGGGTGAGCGACGAAGCCTCCCGGGCCACAGCCGAGCGCGGCCGCCGCTTTCGCGAATGGTGCGAGGGCAAGGACGGCCTTTACGAGGTAATCGCCGCGGTCGAGCGCAATTACGCTGAAACGCTGTTTACGGCTCCGATCGAGGACGCCGCGTTGCGCGAGAAGATCTGCCACCGCGTCGCCGCGCTTCGTGACATCCGCCTGGTGATGAAAGAGGCCATTACGGCCGGCAAGGGCGCCGAGGCCATCATCAAGTCGATGAACGCCATCGAAGAGAAGAAGCGGGCCCGTAAGGCCAAAGCGTAGGACATCTAAACATGGACGTTGCAACACAGGGCGCGGCGCAAGCCGACGCCGCACCGACTCTCGATTCCATCGCCAGCCTATTTGAAGCCGACCTGAAGGCCGAAAGCGCCCCTCCGAAGAAGGATGTCGAGGCGCCGGCAGAGGTTGAGACGGAAGTGGACGCGCCTGACGCTGACGCGGAACCCGACGAAATTGCCGCCGACGAGGCGGAGACCACGGAAGAGCAAGAATCTGAGGGCGAGTCTGAAGAGACCCCCGCTGCTCAGACCATCGACGCTCCAAGTGGCATGTCTGAGGCCGACAAGGCCGCATACGCCAAGCTATCCCCCGAGTTGAAGGCTTGGGTCAGCAAACGCGAGGCGGAAACCAGGGCCGACTACACGCGTAAAAGCCAGGACGTTGCCGAAAAGCGTAAAGCGTACGAAGCCGCGTCCCAGCAGGTGATGGGGAAACTTCAGCAGTACGACCAAGTTCTCGCTCGTTTCACCGACCCTGAACTCTCGCCGCCGAACCCGGCTTTGCGTGCTCAGGATCCCGAAGCTTACGAGCAGCAACAGGCTGAATACCTCTATCGCAAAGATCTCCAGGAGCGAGCCAAAGCCGAGCGCGCGCGTACAGCCCACGAGCATCAGCAGCTAGAACAGGCCCGGTTGCATGAGTTCCACGCCCACGAGGCGCAGGAGCTTGCCCGTATCGCGCCTGAACTTGCTGCAAGCACTCCGAAGGCCGTCGAAATGCGCAAGGCCGTGCACAAGTACGGCGTCGAGACTGGATACACACCCGAAATGCTCAAGCAGGCCTCTGCTCGAGACATCGTGACGTTGTGGAAGGCCCAGCAGTTCGACGCGGCTCAGAAAGCCAAGGCGAACGTGAAGATCGTGCCCAAGGCTCCCCCGAAGATCGTCGCCCCTGGCCCAGCAAAAGGCGGACGCCCGTCCAACTTTGCGCGCGCGGTGCAGGACCTCAGCAAAAACCCGTCCGTCGATGCCCTCCAAGAGGCGTATCTGGCGGAGCTCCAATCGGAGAGACGATAATGGCCGCGATTACCAACGTTTTCACCACCGCGACTGCCAAGGGCATCCGCGAAGACCTCACCAATCAGATCCATCGCGTCGAGGTCGAAGACACGCCGTTCCAGTCCGCCATCGGCACCGGGACCGCAAAAAACACCATCCACGAGTGGCAGACGGAAGCTTTGACTGCTCCCGGTCAGAACGCGAAGCCTGAAGGCCAGGCCACTTCTCGCGCGGCCGCAATCAATACGGTGCGACTCTCGAACCTGTGCCAGATTTCCGAGAAGAACGCGACCGTGTCCGGCACCATGGAAGCGGTCGACAAGGCTGGCCGTGACAAGGAAATGGCCCGCCAACTCGCGCTCAAGACCATCGAGCTCCGCAAGGACATCGAGTACACGCTCGTCGGCAATCAGGGCTATGACGCTGCAGCTACGGTCGGCGGCGAGACGGTGCGCACGCTTCGCGGTTTCGAAGCCTGGATGCGCACCAATACCGATCGCAGTGCGGCCGGTACGCCAGGTGCTGACCCCGCCGACCCTACCGTCACTCCCGGTACGACGGCAACCGACGGCGACACGCCGCGCCCGTTCACCGAAACCCTACTGCTCAACACGCTGCAGCAGGTGTTCGATGCCGGCGGCAACGTCAAAATGGCGTTCATGGGCTCCTACAACAAGCGCGTGGCCTCAACCTTCGCTGGCCGCTCGGCTTCCCAGGTCATGGTGGGCAAGAACACCGTACACCAGTCCGCCAACCGCTACGCCTCGGACTTCGGCGACATCGAGTTCGTGCCGCATCGCTACTCGCGCGCGCGCTCGGTGCTGTTGGTTGATCCGAGCAAGGCCAAGGTCTCCTACCTGCCGAACCGCCGTTTCCACCGCTTCCCGTTGGGTAAGCTCGGCGACGGCGACACCAACGTGATCCTGTCGGAATACACGTTGGAGATTGGCAACGAGCGCGCTCACGGCGTCATCGCAGACCTCACCACGTCAGCTTAAGGCCATCTCGGGGAGGGCTTCGGTCCTCCCCTTTTTCATGGGGTAACGCATGGCACGACCGAAACGAGAAGATGACGC